CTTCTTGTCGATGGCGCCGGCCGCGTCGTACAGTCGGCGGATCTCGGCGTGCGCCTCGGGGATGGTCATGCTCATGGCTGCGGCTCCGTCTCGTCGGGGGCGGCCGTCTCAGGCGGCGCGGCGGGCGGCGGCGGCGGCGTGGTCGGCGGCGGTGTGGGCGTCTCGGGGTCGCCAGGGCGGCGCGGGGCGCTCGGGTCTCGCGGCTCGCGCTCCGGGCGCTCGGGGGGCGTCGGTCGGGTCGTTGGCTCGGTCATGGTGCTCCCTCGATCCGGATGCCGTGCCGCGCCAGGCGGCGGCGGCGCAGCTCGTCGGCGATGTCGATGCGCGGCTCTGCGCTCGGCGCAGGCTCGGCTGGCTGAGCGCGCTTGACGTCGGTGATGACGGCGTTCGAATTCGCAGGTATCGCGACAGCCGAGACCTCGTACAGCGCGCACTTCTGGAGCACGCGCACGCCGTCGGCGCGGATCTCCCACTCCAGCGGGATGTAGCCGATCGAGAGCGAGTCGAGGACGCCAGCCTTCGCCAGCTTGTAGGCGTCGGTGCCGACCTGCGTGTCCACGACCGACCAACGGCCGTACAGGCCATCCTCGGTCTCGCGGATCTCGACCTGCTTGCCGATCGGCGTGTGGTGCTCGTACAGGAGCTTGGTCGGCCGCTCGGCGATGGACGCCGCGAACGCGCCGGGCGCGACGACGTCGTTGTAGGCGTCAGGCTCGCCCCACCAGGTGGACGCTAAGCCGGCGATCTCCCAGCCGGTGTCGGCAGCGTTCCGGTCGGCCGCCTTGACCTCGAACGGGACGCTTTTGTATTCGAGCGGCATGCAAAAACCCCCTTCCCCGCTGCGTCATGCGCGCGTGGTCAGGGGGCTGTTACGCCCGTTTCTTCGATTGCGTACGAGTCTACGCTACCGGGAGTCGGCCGTCAAACGGTGCTGCTGGTATCGCTTGCAGCGCTTGTCGGGGCAGACGGCTTCGATCCGCGCTCTGACCGCCTCGATCCGGAACAGCAGCCGCCGGCAATCGCGGCAGCGAACCTCGACCATCCGCACGACCGGCGACGGCTCACGCCAGGACGAGCTTGGCACGTCGCTCCCTCACGTTCTCCTGGACGACGCGCCAGGCATCGAGCCAGCGGTGCAGGTTCCCGCTGAGACTGTGCTTCCGCTCGACGTGACGCTGGAGCCGTCGAGCGACCATCGACCGCACGGCCGGCCGCTCCACCAGTGTCGCGAGATGCTGCTCCCACTCGTCGACCGTCTCCGCCAGATACCCCGTGCGGCCATGCTCGATGACCTTGCCGTAGACGGTCGGCGTCGCCACCACGGCAGCGCCAGCAACCGCGTACTCGTACACCTTGATGGCCGACTTGCAGCGGTTGAACGGCGAGTCGGCGACGGCCGCGCAGCCGATATCGACCTGACGCAGCCCGGCCGGGTACGACTCCAGCGGCATCCACGGCAGGTAGACGAGACGGTCGTCGGGGACCGCCCGCTCGACGGGGTCCGGCAGGTGGCCCTGCACGACGAAGCGGACCTCGGGGTAGCGAGCGGCGATCCTGCGCCACCCCTCGGCCATGGGATCGGTGTCGCGGCCCAACCGCTCGCCGCCAGCCCAGCCGATCGTCAGCCCTGGTACCGTGCGCTCGGCGCCGCCCAGCGCGCGGCGAAACCACGGCACGTCGATCGCGTTCGGCACCACCAGCACCGGCCGCGTGGTGTAGGTGCGGACGACGGTCGCTAGGCGCTGCGTCGAGACGGTCACGCCGTCGCACTGCTGGAGCGTCCAGATCCGCTCGTACCGCTCGGCCTCAAGCTCCGCGTACGACTTGCCCTCGGTGCGCCCGAGCGCAACCTGCCGGTGCGTGAGCTCCGAGGTCAGGATATCGTCGTCCAGGTCGTACACCACGAACCGCCCGGCGGCGCGGACGACGCCGAACCAGGCCTCGGCCATGCGCCGGGCGCCCGGCGGCCAGGCCAGCCTCGGCAGGACGTAGCCGTCATAGAGGGGCGCCAATGTGCCGATCCCGGGCGCGTCCTTCATGTCCCAGTCGGCGCGGTGCCCGAGCCTCTGCAGCGCGGTGAACGGTTGGAGCACGCGCCAGAGTGTCGGGCCAGACATATCGCCGCAGAGCGCCAGCACGCTCGGTCCGCTCGGGCGCTCCGTGCCAGCCATCAGTGATCCACCCGGTGCGTGAGCGTCATCCGACCAGTGTACGCCCAGGTGGCGCCCGCCTCCATCCAGCGGCGGATGCAGGCCCAGTCGCTCGTCATCCCCGCGCCGAACGGGTACAGGCCACGCTTGAGCAGGTCGGCCCGATAGAGCACGTTGGTGATCTGCCCGAGCTGCGGCGGGTCGGTCCCGATGACGGCGCTGCGCCCTGATGGCCAGGTCAGCGCGCAGCGGGAGTAGGCGAAGTCGGCGCCGATGGCCTCCAGCGCATCGACCAGGCTCTCGATGTGGTCGGGCTCCATCCGCTCGTCGTCGGCCAGCCAGGTCTGGTACGCGCCAGCCGCGAGCAGCATGCCGACGGTCACGGGGGCAGCGCAGAACGAGTCCACGAGGTACGACGACCAGTTGCGGCCGAGCGGGACGAATCGGACCAGGACGCCGCTCGGCGCTGGCTCCGTGCCGTGCTCTCCCCTGAAGAGCCCGGCCTCCATCTCTTTGATCTGCAGCGTCTTGATGCGATCAGTCAGTCCGTAGTCTGGCCCGTCCGAGACGATGACGTGCTCCAGCGGCCGATAGGTCTGCGCTCGGACGTTCTCGATGCAGCCGCGCAGCAGCGTCGCCCGCTGCCACGTTGGCGTGATGACGGACACCAGAGGACGGTCGATCATGATGCCAGCGCCACCATCGCGGCGTGCTCATGCCAGCCAGAGTCGTCGAGCGGTCGCGGGCATGCTGCACGGAAGGCGGCCAGCATTTTCGGGCCGAGTACTCCTACCCTGACGAGCGACGCATCCGACGCTGCCATGAGGCCGCTCATCCCCTCCCAGGCGTAGGCCCTCGCGAGCGGCCAGACACAGCGCCTCCCGAGCCCGGTCGCCGTCAGACGCGGGAGCTGCTTCCGGAGATCGCCCACGAGCCGAGTCAGGCGCTCACGATACTCATCGCGGCACGGGTCGCAGTAGAACACGAGGCGAGGCCACCGCCCGGCTTCCTTGCCGGGTGCGCCGCAGCGCTCGCAGGAGAGGTCGATGCGCTCCTCGTCGCTCATGTCGTCTACGGGTTGGCCGTCTTGATGCAGGCGATCTGCAGGGCGCGGTGGTAGCAGCGCACGCCATCAGCGTCGAAGCCGGTCGCTGTGACGGAGGCGAAGATCAGCCAGAGGATGTACACCAGCACGGCCACGGCGACGATGAACGCGGCAAGTCCCAGCAGCATGGCGGCAGCAGCAGCGGTGCGTGCGGCCTTCGACAGTGGCTCGTGGACGACAACGGACTGAGGCTCGTGTGCGTGCATGCGTGCATCCCCCTAGGCGGAACGTGTCAGCTCGGCGGCGTCGGTCAGTGGAGCGTAGCTGCGCGTGCAATTCGGGTGCTGGAGCGGCGGCGGCTCCTGGCCGAGCGCGAACGTGCGGCCGTTCATCGCCGCGCATGCGTCGTCATAGTCGCCGTCCAGGACGCGCACGCCGACGACGACGCCAGAGGCCCTGTACGACGCGAGAGCAGCGTGGTTCTGCGACGTTCCGAGCTCAGTCCGCGCGACGGTCTCGGCGCGGGCCTGGCCGAACACCGGCAAGTCCCGGAGACGCCGGGCCAGCTCCGGGATACCCTCACCCGCCTGCTGCCCCTCGACCAGCGCCGCCTGCACGGCCGCGCGGGTCGTGTCGGTGATGCCGACGATGTTGGCGCCGGCGTCGGCCAGGAATTGCCGTGTGCCGGGATCGTCGAGATCGAAGGCGATCCCGAGCTCTGCGATGACCAGCCGCTGCACCTCGCCGAGCACGCGCAGTTGCAGCGGCGTCAGCGTCTCGCCGAGCAGCACCGCCTCGCCCTCGGTCACCAGCTCGGCGGCCATGTTGGCGCCGGCGTTCAGGCGCCGCATGACGCGACGCTGCTGCTGCGTGAGGAAGGCGACCAGCTCGCGCTCCCAGGATGGCAGCTCGTCGGCGCGCAGGTCGTCGTACAGGCCCGGCAGGTCCTCGGCGGCCTTCGACTCCGTACGAGAGACCGGTCGTAATATCGCTCGGCTCGCGACCCGCCGAATATCCTGCGAAGTATTCGGCGCATCATGCACAGGTCGCGGCTCATAGCCGATCTCCGCCCTGGCCTCGTCGAGCGTCAGGATGCCGGCCTCGACCAGCGTCTTGAGCCGGGTTGCGGCGGCGTTCTGGTCGTCGCCGAGCGCTCTGACCTCGCTGGTGTCGAGCTCGACGATGGTGCGCCCCGAGGCATCGAAGTCCGGGACCAGCTGCAGCGTGATCTCGGCGGAGATGGCGCGCCAGAGCGGAATCAGCTTCTGCTCCGTGAACATCTCGCGCGCCTCGCGAACGTTGCTGTACGTCGCGCGCTGCAGGCCCGCACCGAGCCCGGCCACGATGGCCGGCACCCCGAGCACGGCCGAGATCCGCTCCTCTGGGACGCGGTGCAGGATCTCCATGTTCATCTGCTCCGGCGAGAAGCCGAGCGCGTCGAGCCGAGCGCCCGGCGAGAGCACGGCAGCCCCGCCGACGTTGTCGCCGCCGTAGGCCGCCTGAATCCTGGCCTTGAGCTGGTCGGCCGTCGCCTGGTCGATCGCCGCCGCCTCCTTGTCGAACGAGAGCGTGAGCCCGTTGATGGCCAGGTTCGCCAGCAGGCGGTCGGCGTAGCGCGTGGCCTGGTCGTCGGAGCTGATCTCGCGCAGCAGCCGCTTGAGCGGGGCATGCCCGATCCGATGGTCGCGGTCGTCGAGCCCGTAGCGGAAGTGGACGACGTCGCCGGGACGGAGCAGCTCGGCCGAGGCGCCGCCCGGCGCGTAGCGATAGTGGCTGATGAAGTCGCCGGACCCGCGCACGGTCTCGACCGTCATCCGTGACGGCGAGATCGGCCAGAGCTCGACGACGGGGCCGGTCTCCGGATCGCCGGCCCTGAGCTTGCGCCAGTAGGCGTTGCCGTCAACATGCAGGCACGTGGCGAGATACCCGAGCAGGGTATCAAGGCTCATGTGCGGGTTCGGATGTTGGAGCAGGTAGCCGAGATCCCCCGGCGGCGCCTCGACGCGCTCGCTGCCGTCGGCCCGGTAGACGCGCAGCTCGGGCTCGGCGATCGCCGTCGCGATCGCCTGGAGGCAGGCGGCGACCGCGCTGTTCATGGCGCCGTTGCTGCTGCCGTGCTCGTAGCTGAACTGCCAGCCGGGCGGCGTGTACGTCAGCGTCGTCACCTGGACCGGCGGCGCCACGAAGAACGGCGGCGACGACTTCGCCGCGGTCATGCTCGCATCGGATGTGATGCTCGGCAGCGCGTCCCAGCCGCGGCGCTTCGTCAACGATGTCGGGCCGAGCCAGTCGAAGATGCCCATGATGACGCTCCTACTCCCACGGTCCATCGGTAATGTCCGGGTCCATGAGCTGCGCGGTGATCCGGATTGCGAGGGCCGGGATGCGCTCTCCGCCGTCTATGAGGTCGCCCTTCGTCCAGAAATGCTCGACGCTCTCAACGACGGCCCTGACCGTGGTCGTGGACTCCACGCCGCAGTCGTTCGACAGCGGCCACGGTAACTCCAAATACTCGCCTTCCCTCGGCACAACCCTGACCGCCAGCTCGATGTCCACCAGCGCCCGAGGGAGCCGACGGTCGTCGGGATGCTCGCTTCGTTCGAGAACGAGCCATACCTGGACATCGTCAGTACACATAGACTTGTCTCGCATCCTTGACCATCAACTCCGAGAGCGCCCAGACCAGGCTATCGAGCCTATTCGGCGACCGGCCGCTCTCCGGCGTCCACTGTGTGAGCTCGTCCTCAAGCTCAGGATACACGTCGCAGTGGGACACGCGGCCCTGCTCGTACAGCGCCGCGACCGGCTGCGCGCGGACGGCTTTGCCACGGCTCGCGTGCACGGCCTTGTACGTGACGCCGGTGACGCCCATCGCGGAGGCCGCCGTGCGGATCACCGCCTGGACCATGTCGCCGCCGAAGTTCGCTTCGGCGCAGATT